ATGGTGAGGTCCATCTGATCGCTGTCGAAGCGGACGGGCACGTCGAACTCGAAGTCCGCCGTCACCTGGACGCCGGATGCGGGGGCCACGGTGAAGGTCACGAGCCCGGTCGCCGTGTTGACGCTCCAGCCCGAGACCGCCTCGACGCCGTCGCGGTAGATCTTCACCGTTCCGGGAACGGGCTTGGTGATGACCCGTGTCTCGACCTCGCCGCCGCTCGCGTAGGTCTTCACGAGCTGGAACGTCTTGGTCACGCCGTCGCCTTGCCCGATCAGCTGGGCCAGCGCCTGATAGTCGGTCCAGTCCTTGAAGCGGAAACCGTAGGCACGCCCGCGCCGCGCGCGAAAGAAGGCGATGAGTGCGGCCACCTGATCGCGTTTCTTCAGGCCGTGCGCCACGTTCCATTTGCCCCGCGCGGCTGCCCAGTTGGCGTTGCGCCGCTCGTGTCCCGAAACCGTTGTCACCACGGTGGTCGAGTAGCCAGGGCCGCCGGACGCCCCGTAGGAAATGTCCGGCGGGAACTGAACTTCGTGAAAGCCGCTCATCTGTCGATCCGTCAGAGATTACGCCGCGCCCGCTCCATGGCGCGGGCGGCGTCGGCGGCGATCTGCCCTTGCGCGTAGCGAAAGCTGCCAGCGTCAGGGGTGGAGATGTTCATCACCACATTGACCGGTGGACGGGTTTCGCGTGCGGCGCCGATGGCGGCGAGCTGAGCCCGTGACAACACCATCTCGCCGCGCTGCAGGATCGCGGGTACCTCGTCGGCACGCAGCCCCGCGACGCCGCCGTCATGGAAGCGCGGCGCGCCCGCAAAGGCGAGTGCCGGGACGAGCCGCTGCTGGGCGGGACCCCCGGCGACGCCGCCTTGATGGAAGATGCCGGCAAACAGCCCGCCTCCGCCGCCGAACAAGCCGCCGAGCAGTCCGCCGCTGCCTCCGCCAAGTGCATTGGCTAGAGGTCCGAGGATTGTGGAACGAACCGCGATGCGGGTGATGTCGGCGAGGATGCTGTCAGCGAGCGCCTTGAAGTCGATCTTGCCGCCGGTCACGAAGTTGGCGATGGCGTCCTCGGCGCTGCGAAAGGCGCTGGTGAGAGCGCTGCCGAGACCCTTGCCCCAGTCCATCGCCTCGCTGGCATAGCGGGATAGCTCCTCGCGAACCGCCGCCCAGCCGCTTGCTGCCTGCGTGGCCGCCGAAGCCGCTGCTTCCCCGGCGGCGCGGCTTGCCTCCGCGGCGCGTGCGGCGGAACCGGCCGAGCCTTCGCCATCTCCTGCGGCATCGCCTCCGGCGCCGCCGATGGCTGCGAAGGCTTCATCGAGACGCTCCGTCGCGCCGGCTGCGTTGTCGATTTCGGTGTTTGCGCCCGCCATGGCCTCCCGGAGCGCCGCGATGGACGCGAGGGGCGCGCCTGCCAGCTCTCCCAGCGCCGTCGCCGTCTCTCGTGCACTGTCGGCGGCAGCGCGCGCATCCTCGGCGAAAGCCGACAGACCGAAATCCGGCGTCGCGAAAGTATCGGTCTCGAACGCGGCGGCGAAGGCATCACGCGCTGCGTTGCCAGCCCGGCTTGCGGCGCCCGCAAACTCGTTCTCGATCCGGCCGAGATCGACGTCCGGCACCAGCTCGATGGCCCTCTCGATGCCGATCGCAGCCAGACCCGCGTTGACGCCTTCGAGGAGCGCGTTGATGCCGTCGACCGCGCCGTTCAGCATCGACTCCAGCCCGGCTACAGCCAAGTTCGCCGCCTGGATCGTCAGATCGCCGATCGCCCGAGGCAGGTTGCTCCAGATGACGACCATCGCATCGAAAGCGCCCTGAAACGTCCCGATGGTGCGATTGCCGAAGGCGACGACGGCCTCGAGCGACGCCTGCAGCACGTCGGCGATGCTCGCCTGAATGCCGCTCCAGGCGGCGTCGATGCGCGCTTCCAGGACGCCGGCCAGCAATCCGATCCTGTCCCAGACCTCGGCTGCCACGTCACCCAGCAGGCCGATCGCGGCGCCGAAGCCGCCGGTCGCCTGCACCAGCCGACCGAACTGGTAGATCAGTTCGCCCGCCGCAACGACGAGCGCGCCGATCCCAGTGCGGATCAACGCGCCGCGCAGAAAGACCAGCGCTGTTGCGAGGCCGCGCACCGAGGCGGCGGCCACAACCATGCCGGCGACCCAGCGCCCGGCGATGAAGGCGGCGAAGGCCGCGGCGATCAAGGCAAGACGACCGATGTTGTCGAACAAAAGGCGGATGGCCTGTCCGAGCGGGCCGGTCGTGCGTGAGATCGCCGCCAGCGCGTCGGCGACGGCTTCGAGGGCCGGGGCGGCAGCAACGGCCAGCTGGTTCGACAGCCCGCGCCAGATCAGACCGAGGCGTGAGATCGCATCGTTCGTCCGCTCGATCTGATCGGCGTCCTGTTCGGACACGACCACGCCGAAGTCGCGAACATCCTGTGTCGCCTGACGGAGCGTCGTCGTGTCGATCCGGGAGATGGCGATGCTGCCTTCCTCGCCGAACAGCTGCCCAGCGACCGCTGCGCGCTCGGCGGCGGGCACGAAGTCTTCGATCGCCTGATTGATACGACCGACACGCTCATCGAGCGGCAGGGCGAGCAAAGCCGAGGCCGAGAGCCCGAGCCGTTCGAGCGCCGCGACGGCAGGACCGGTCCCGGCTGCCGCTTGGCTGAGGCGGCGGGTGAGGTCCTTCGTCGCCTGCTCGATGCCGGACATCGAGACGCCGGCCAGTTCGCCGGCGCGTTCCAGAACCTGAACGCTCTCGACGGTGGTCCCGAGCGATTGAGCGAGCTTGGCCTGTGCGTCAACGACCTGAAGGCCGGAGCGGATCATGGCCGCAGCGCCCGCGGCGAAGGCGGTCGCTGCGGTGGCGGCCGCGATCTGCACGCGCCGATAAAAGGCCGCGACACGGCTGTTGGCAGCGTCCATCTCCCGCGACAGCCGACGGAAGCCTTGCTCGCCCGCATCGCCGATGCCCTGCAGTTCGGCACGGACTTCACGCCCTCCGACGACGGCAAGGCGAACGGAGACGCGTTTTTCAGCCATCGTGTTCAGTCCTGATTTGCGCGTTCAGTCCGCGCACCATCATGCCCTCCACCTCGGGCAGCAGTTCCGCGCAGACGAGGGTGTCCACTCCAAGCGCGTGCGCGCAGGCGAGAGCGGCCGTCATGTCGAGGCCGAGGATCGCACCGGGGACGGCGCGCAGCTGCCCCGTGAGCTTTTTGGCGAGATCCCAGACCTGCCAGCCTTCGATCGTCAGTGGACGGTTCAGGACGGCGGGGCATTCGCTGCAGGTGCCGCGACAGGATCGGCAATACTGGTCGCCCCCGCTGAAGTGCCATTCGGCGAGGGCGCGGAGCCGTTTTTTTCCGCTTCCAGCAACAGGCCCTTCGACACGTAGCGGAGTTGGAAGGCCTCGAAGATCGGCAGGATGTCCAGCAGCGCGTCGATGCCTTCCGGTGTGACGGGCACAGGATTGCCTTCGGCGTCGCCCACCCCCTCCCATTCCAGCACGACCAGCCGCGCCAGGGCCTTGGCCATGGTGACCGCGATGGTCTCGTTCGACGCGCCTTCGGGCAAGACAGCCACCGCTGGATCACTGCGGGCGGCGGCCATGAGCGAGGTGGTCAGGGGAGCGACGCGCACGCGCACGTCATGTCCGAGGTCGAGCCAGTTCGGCTCGCGCGACAGGTTCAGGCGGATCATGGGAATTTCCTCAGGTGTAGCTCGTGACGTCGTTCAGGAGGTGGGCGCGCAGCATGGTGCCTTCGACATCGTCGAAGGCGGCGCGCCAGTCGAAGCTCGCCTCCACCCCGCCGGGGCCGGAGACGGCGTATTTGGGTTTGGGCAGGAAGACCCGCGGCAGCTCGAAGCGGAGCGCGTAGCCTTCCGGAAAGGTGAACCCGTATTCGAGTGCGACGGGATCGCCATCGGCGGCTTCGGCCACCAGCGTCGCGCCATCGAAGCGTACCGACATCGATCCTTCCGCCGAGGCGAACGTGGGATCGGCCGCCTCGATCTTGCCGTCCTCGCGGATGACCCGGACGCGTTCGAGATTGTTGGAGAAGGTCAGGCTGCCGCCCGTGACGCCCGCGAGCGCCGCACCGCCGCGCCGGATGAAGCCGCGCCCTTGGCTGAAGCGCCGGAGCGCGTAGGCCGTCGGATTGGCGTCGACCGTCGCCGAGAAGCGTTCCTCGCCTTGGGCCACGAGCTGGAGACGGGCATTTGCCGGTCCCTCCTGGCCCATCTCGAAGTTCAGGCTCTCCATCACCGTGCCGAGGTGACGGAAGAACACCGGCGTCGTGAGCTTCGGATGGCCGACCTCGATCGTGTAGCTCGGGATGTCGTCGGCGCCGCTCTCCCAGACATGCGAGTAGCCGCCGCCGGTCAGGGTCGGTGAAGAGACACTCGCCGCCGATGCAGCGATGGTGAAGCCGTTGCCGGACGGGCCTGCCGTGTCGAACGCGATCACCAGCGTCTGCGTGCTGGTCGGCCGGGAATACATGCACTTGGCGATTTCGGGATCGGCCGATGCGTTGAGATCGCTGACCAGCTGATCGACGGTCTGCGTGGCCGTTCCCTGGATTTGCGTCTCCTCTGCGCCCGCCGTACCGGAGACGAACGTCCAGACCGTACCGTTCAAGGTGATCGTGTCGCCCGCCGTGGGATTGACGGCGAAGACGATCGAGCCGCTGGCGCTCGTGGGCGTGGTCACCGGGTCTCCGAAAAGGCCCGTCAGCCAAAAGCCCGTTCCACGCAGGTCGAGCGGGATGTCGAGCTGGCCCTCGTCGGTGATGAGGCCGCGATAGGGATCCTGCGCGTTGCGCCCGCGTCCGAGCAGCGGGTCGTCCCCGAGCGGCTGGGCCGAGGAGAGATCGGTCGATTTGAAGTCGAGGCTCTGATAGCCGGTGAGCGGCGCGACCCCGTAGCTTGCCTCCCGGCACGCCTTGAGGGTGGCGTCCGCGCCATATGCGCGCGCCTTGGGCATGGATGACTCCCGTCTTGTCCGTGATTGGGTCGTGGTTGGGTCAGGCGGTGAGCGGATCGCTCACCAGGTATTCGATCGTGACGATGATCCGCGCGGTCAGCATCGGCGGCGCTCCTTCGAGAGCGAGCGCGCCCGTCTCCGCGGCCGACGGCGTCAGGTTCTCGGCGAGGCCGCCGAGCGTCTCATCGACACGCAGGGCCGCCCCGATCGCACCCAGCAGCTGATCGAGCGCCGCTTCGCCGCCGCCGCTGGGATCTCGCGGCACATAGACTTCGAGCTCGACCCGGTGCGCGTAGAACTCGGTGCGGGGATTGAGGGTGATGTCGGGTTCGCCGGGTTCGCCATCGCGCAGGATGACGAGACCGGCGGCGGGCACCTTCTCGGGCAGCACCTCGTTGCGCCGCACCGGCGCCGCCAACTGCCCCGCGAGAACAGCCGCGAGTGCGGCGAGGATCTGTTCACGTCGAGACATCAGCGGCTCCCGTCCCCATCAGAAATCCAGTTGCGCACGACCAGGCTGGGTAGCCGGCTCACCCAGCGCTCGGCGGCGCCGGCCACCTCGAGGCGCTTGGCGAGGGTGACCTGCGGAACCAGGATGAACATCGGCACGGTCACCAGTCCTCGGCCCGTCCGGAGTGCGGAAGCGCTCGCGCGAGAGAAGCCACCACGCTTGCCAGTCCGGGCACGCATCCCGTCGGCCACGAGGAGAGAGGGACCGCGGCGTCGATAGACGAAGCGCAGCTGTTGCCCGGTCCGTCGCTCCCATCCACCCGGCGTGATCTTCCGGCCGCCATCCCCGTACCGGCCAGCGGCCGCCGTCGGGATCGCGAGGAAGAAGCCGTTCTTCGAGCGAATGGTCGCGCCGTCCTCGTAGATGCGGATGATGCCTGGCGCCTTGGACCAGACGAGACCCGCCGCCCGGATGCTGTCTTCGCCCTTGGGGTAGACTTGTCCGCGCCAGGTGCGCGCCAGTCTCGGACCCAGCCCCGCCGAGGTGACCTGCGTCCTGAGCTCGGTCTTCAGGCCTTCGGTGGCCTGTGAGATCCCGGCCGTGACGGCCTTCTCGGCGGCCTTGATCTCGTCGCTCATCAGCTTGCCGAGGTCGCCGATCGTGCTGACCGAGAACCTCATGCCTCGCGCAACTCCACCGTCCAGATCAGTCTCTCCGCGTCCCGGCTCGGCTGCCCCTGGACGACATAGGAGACACCGTCGAACTGGAACCCGTCGCCTTCGGCGAGGCTGGGCGCATCGGCGACGCGAATGTCGAGCAGCGTCGTGGCGGCATGCAACCGTGTCTCTCCGAATTCGAAGACACGGTCGGGCCGGCGCAAGACGACCCGGACGGAGACGGCGCTGCCGCCCTTTGGCGTGAAGGTCGCGTCCCGCGCCATGTTCGGGTCGGCGAACAGTGACTGGAACGCAGCGGCGATGGCCGACATCAGAAGCTGCCATTCAGGCGAACCCGCCCGATGACGTCACCGGCGCCACCGGCGACGGCTTCGGTCGCAACGCCGATCAGCGTGTTGGCGGTGGCGGTCTTCGTCGCCTCTTTGTTGGTGTTGTCCCAGTAGACCTTGTCGCCCGCGGCCCACGCCTGCGAGGCGACCTTCTTCAGGTCGAAGACGCCGACGAGCGACGCCTCGACGGTCTCGCCGAGGGCAGCGCTGCCCGCCGCCACGCCAAAGATGGAGCCGACGAGCAGGCCGTCGCCGGAAACGACCGCATAGGGCGCGGTCAGGGTGATGGTGTTGCCGGGCTGGACGTAGTTCTTCATGGGCTTGATCCTCTTGGAAAGACGAAGGGCGGCCCGTCAGGACCGCCCGCATGTCAGGATTCAGGATGGGTGCGTTACGCGCCCGGGTTCTTGTAGAGGCCGCGCCAGTCGATGGCCTTGGCGCCGAAGTCGAGGCGGCACTTGATCTCGACCCCGTCGACATCGAAGCCATTGCGCGTCTCGATGTAGGCGCCCTGTTGGCCTTCGAGATAGGCGTACTCGATCGTGTCTATCTGGTTGGGGCTGGCGGCCAGATACCAGGCGGTTTCGCTGGCGGCATCGAGCCGGGGCTCGGCGATGGGGCTAAGCGTGCGGATCGACTGCGGCACCACGTTGCCGCTCGACGCAGGCACGAGGTTCTGCGCGACCAGCTGCTCGGCCTTCAGTTCCAGAGATGCCGGCACGATCAGGAAGGCGGGGCGGATGTTGAGCACCGTCTTCTTGTCGAGACCCGTCTGCTTGGCCATGGCGGCGCGGGCTGCACCCACGCTGGTGACGTCGAGCGCCGCGCCGGAGCCCGCGAGGTTCTTGTGGGTGGTGTGGAACAGCGCATTGCCATCGGCCATGGCCGGGTTCGAGGTGATGATGCCCCAGACCACGTCCGACTCCAGCTGGGCGATGGAGTTGCCGTACATCGCCGGGATCCGGGTGAAGGCGTCCAGATCGTCGTTGATCAGCACCTGCCGGGTGATGGCGACGACCCGGCCGTAGGTCTTCACGCGGTAGCTTTCCTTGCTCTCGCCGAGCGTTCCGCGCTTGAACTCGCCGCTCTCGCCCACTTCCAGGAGCTGCGGCGCCTCGCCGAGCTGCACCCGGTGCATCGCCTTGAAGTCGGTCGCCAGCACCTGACGGCAGAAGAGTGCGAAGGTCCGCGGATAGGCCTCGTAGGCCTGGCGCAGGGTCTTGTTGGTGACGGCCGCGAGGATTTCGGGGAAGTCCGAGGTCGAATGCAGGGCGCGCGTCGCCACCTCGTCACGCGAGAGGCCGCGCGTGTTCACCCCGGCATTGCCGAGGCTTTCGCGGGCGAGTTCCAGCAGCGTCATGCCGCGATACTGACGGGCAGCGTCCTCAAGCGGGAACAGCGTCGGGCTGTACCGGTGCAGCAGCGCATTGGCCACGGCATCGCGGCGGGTGATGCGCTCATCCCGGCCACCGAGCGGGACGGAGACTTGGCCGAAGGTCCGCGTCTCCTCCGACTTCGCTGCGACTTGATCGAGGATCAGGCGACGCGCCTCGTCGAGACCGGTGCCGCGCTTGACCAGATCCTCGGCGAAGCCGCGCTCGAGGTTCAGGCGACCAGCCAGATCGTAGATGGTCGAGACACGCTCACGTTCGGCTTCGCGGGCGCGGTTCGCTGCAGCCTCGGGATCCGGGGTATCGGGCTTGGCAGTCTTCGGACGCGCGCGGGCCTGCGTGTCGGCCGCGCTCGGGGGCGTGTCGGTCATGGTGATCTCCTCGGTCGCTGCCGTTTCGCTTGTCGGGTCGGCCACGACCTCTTCAGTCGGGGCCGGGGTCTGGGTCTTCTCCGTCATCGGGGATGCTCCTTGCGGGTTAGGGGGCGCGTCCCGGCGGTGAAGGACGCAGGTTTCAAGAGGGCTCTGGCTGCGGAAGCCCGCGGCGGGGTCGGCCCCGACCGGGACCGCTGAAATCTCGAAGGGGGTCCAGTCCACCGCCCGCCAGAGCTCCCGCCCGCCGTCGGGCTTGGAGATGTCGAAGCGATGGACCTGGTAGCCGATGGAGACCGCGCGGATGTGCCCGGCCTGGATGTCGCGCCAGATCGGCTCGACATCGGCGCGCTCGCTGATGCGGACCTGCGCGATGCCGCGGCCGTTCTCGATCCGCGCCGAGCCGGGCACCACCGAGCCGATGACGGCGTCGAGTGTGTCGATCTCATGGACCTTCAGGAACGGCGCGCCCGCGTTCAGCCGGTCGAGGCGCACATGGGCAGGGTCGAGGCTCAGCTCCTCGTCGTAGGGCTCGCCGAAGAAGCTCGCCCGCCGGACGCGCGCGCCCGCCGACCAGATCACCTCGACGGTGCGTGCGTCGGCATCGACGGTGTTCGGCGCAAGCTCCGCCGACCGGCGAAGCGCCGGCAGTTCGATCATCGTGTCCATGAAGTCAGTCCTGTTGGGCGGTGTCCGGCTGCCCCGGGTCGGGTTCCGGATCGGTTGCCGGGTCGCTCGCTTGCGCGCTGCCGGTCTTGGTTACGCGGCGGGGGTCGCTGTCGAGCACGAGCCCGAGGGCGTCGAGCTTGGCGTTCGTCGCGGCGATCTCCGCCAGCACGGCGTCGGGATTGCGGCCCTGCCGGGCGATCACCTCGGCCAGAGTCATCGTGCCCGAGCGGATCGCCAGCAGGTTGGCCATCGCGTCCTTCTGCGGATCGACTGCCTCGAACTTGGGCGGCGACCATTCGACCGGCACGTCCGGCGTCGGGATCTGCCCCGCGGCCCATGCGGCCTCGGTGAACCAGCGCCAGACCGGGGTGCAGAGCATCGGAATGAAGAGCTGCCACTGGACAGCGTCGATCATCCGGCGGAACTCGACGAGCCCCGCCCGGATGGAGGAGTAGTTCACCTGGCTGAGATCGCCGGTGAGTAGCTCGTAGGGCATCCGGAACCCGGCCGAAATGGTATGCAGGCTTGCGCGCTTGTACTCGCCATAGCCGCCCGTCGCGGCCGGCTGGTTGAAGCGGATGTCCTTGCCGCCGCGGGCATAGGCGATGAGTCCTGGTTCGAACTGCTCGACCCGGTTGCCATCGGCGTCGACCACCGCCGGCGCGATGCCCTGCTGCGCCTCGTCGTCGCCGAAGACGATGGCAGTGACGCAAGCCTCGGTCTTCTTGCGCACGATCTCGGCCACCTCGTAATCGTCGAGATCACGAAGGGCGCGGATGACCGGCGCGCCCCAGGGAACGCCGCGCGCCTGCGTGCGCTGCTTCTCATAGACATGCGCGATCTCGCTCGCCGGGACCGGCCGGCTCTGCAGGCCGTTTTGCAGGGCGCCATAGGCGTCGCCAGGATGCTCGGCGTGGAGCCAGTAGGCCTTGCGCTTGCCGAGCGGATCGAACTCGATTCCCTGGACCAGCCGCCCTGCGCCGAGAACGCCGGATTTGGTGGCGTCGAGGAAGTCGGCCTCCAGCACCTGCAACTGCAGCGGAACCGGCAGACCGTCCGAGGATCGCCGCAGGCGGCGCCGCACCAAGACCTCGCCCGCCTCGACCATCTCCCGGCAGATCAGCGTCTGCAGGCCGTAGAAGTCGAGCTGACCATCGGCATCGCACTCCGCCGTCCAGCGTTCAAACAGCGCATCGACCTTCCGGTCCAGCGTTTCGTCGCCGCTCGCGGCGCGCGGCATTAGCCCTGAGCCAATGATGTTGTTGACCAGCACCGCCACGGCCTTCGCCGCATGAGGGTTGTTGCGCACGAGATCGCGCATCCGGTCGCGCAAGAGCGCCCCGGCCACGCTGATCTCGGTATCGGCCGAGGATCCCGGGGCACGCCAGCCCTCCGTGCGGCGTCCTCGCGCGGCGCCTTCGTAGCCGCGCGCGAGCGTCTCGAACGCCTGTCGCGCCAGGACACGCCGCGCGGCGGCCCGAGGGGCGACTGAAGCGATGGCGCGGTCGAACCAGTTCGCCGCCATCAGCGATCCCCGCGCGAGAAGCCCGCGAGCCCGGCGACCGGAAGCGGCCGCCCCACACTGGCAATCGCGCGCTCAATAGTGCGGATGCGGGCGAGCAGATCCTCGGCCGAGCCGTAATCCACCGACTTGCCGTCATAGCTGACGCGGGTCGTGCCGCTGGCATAGGCCCGGCGGAGTGCCGAGAGCTCGGCTTCGTTCCAGTCGGTCATCTCAGAACCATCCTTCCCGCCGCCCGATCCAGTCGGAACGGCGCTTGCCTTGGGGTACCTGTCCCGGCCTGTGGATCTGCCCGGCGGGATCGCTGTCGGTAGGGGCCGCCCCGAGCTGGTCTTCGAGGTCGCGCCATTTCTCTTCGGGCCAGCGGTCGGCGCCTGCGATCCAGGCGGCCGCGCGGGCATAGACCCGGCAATCGAGCGCCTCGTTGCGCTCGCGCAGCTTCTGCCATTCGAGCTTCGCGAAGCCGCGCTTCGTGCGCACCGTGACCAGCTGTTCGGCCACGACCTGCTTCAGCCACTCGCTCTCGACCCATGTCGGCAGGTGGATCGTGCCGGGCGGGAACGCCGCGCCCTCGTCACGTTCCTCGGCCGTCGGGCGCTCCAGCCGCAGGAAGCGGTAGGTTTCGGCCTTGAAGGTCGAGACGGCCACCGTCCAGAGCCGGGCGCCGCGGCGCAGGCGTTTCCCGCCCTCGGTCGCATCGACGAAGGTGGGGCCGGAGACCGGACTGGAGCGATTGAAACCTTCGAGACCCTTGACTGGTGCGACCTGCGCAAAGCCGACTTTGCGCGACCAGGCGTAGACGGCCGGGGCTTCGTAGCCCGTGTCGATGGCGAGCCGCGCGATCCGAAGGTGCGCGCCGTTTTCATGTGGCCACGACCGGTCGAGGACTGCCGTCAACTGGTCCCAAGCATCATGCCGATCCGGCCCGCCCTCGATCACGACGTGATCGACGAGCCAGCTCTCAAGCCCTCGGCCCCAGGCCCAGACATCGACCTCGATGCGGTCCTTCTGGACATCCGCGCCCGCCGTCAGGAACAGCCCGCCCGCTGGCACCATGCCTGGCCGCCACGCCTCGCGGCGATCGTAGAGCCGCTGCCAGTCCGGCGCCTCGCCGGTTTCGACCCATGTCTCGCCGAGAATAGTGTTGCGGAACGCCTTGATCGCCTCGTCGGAGCCTTGGGCCGCCTCCCAGCTGCGCGCGATCCGGGACCAGCTGAGCCAGCCTACCGGCGAGTAGAGCGCCGAGAGGTGGTAGCCGACCGTCGTGGGATCAGCGGCCGTGGCGGTCGCCCGCCATTCGCCGCCGTCCAGCATCGCCGTCTTGTGGTGCTCCGCGACGGCTCTGTCGCAGCCTTCGCAGATATATTCTGCAGTCTCCGGCTTGCCCTTCTGCCAGCGCAGCCGCTCGAACTTCAGCCACTGCATCGCCCCGCAATGCGGACACGGCACGAAATAGCGCCGCTGGTCGGACGCCTCGAACTCGCGCTCGATGCGGCTGAGCCCCCGGATCGTCGGCGTCGAGACCAGGAACACCTTGCGCCGGTGGGCGAAGGTCAGCGACCGCGCCTCGGCCAGGGTCACCGGATCGCCTTCCTCGTCGGCTGAGGCCGGATAGGCATCGACCTCATCGAGGAAGATGTAGCGCGCCGGGGTTGAGCGCAGCCCGACCGCCGAGTTCGCGCCCGTCATGATCAGTATGCCGCCCGCGAATTCCTTGGACAGCATCGTGTTCCCGGCATCGCGGGATCGGGCCGGTTTGACCCGCTCCCGCAGCTCCGGGCTCTCGTCGATCAGCGGATCGATCCGCTGGCGCGAGTTGCGCTTGGCCAGTTCGACCGTGGGCTGGACCGCGAGCATGGGGCCCGGCGCCTGGTGGATGGCGAAGCCGATCCAGTTGTTGCCGGCTTCCGTCGCACCGACCTGCGCGGCCTTCATGAACACGATCCGTTGCGCCGCGTCGCCGGGCGACAGCCGGTCCATGATCTCCCGCATGTAGGGCGTTCGCATTGTGCGGTAGCGCCCCGGTTCGGCCGAAGCGCGGGACGCCAACATCCGGTGCCGGTCCGCCCATTCCGAGACGGTGAGGTCGGGATCCGGTCGGATCCCGTTGCCCCAGGCGCGCAGGATCTCAGCAGCGCCTTCGAAATCCCTCAGGCCATATTCGTCACCGGAATTCGGGCCGGACCTCGGCGAGTTCGTCGAGGTGGGCGCGTACATGTTTCTCCAAGGCCTTCTGCATGGCGGCCGCCTCGACGCCGAGTTCGGCCGCCATCAGCGCCGCCGCGCGCGCCGGCCAGTTCACCCAGGCATCGCGCTCCTCGCGTGCCAGCCGGAACACGACCGCAACCGCCCGGGCGCGGTCGACGAGTTCTCCCTTGAGCTTCTGAAGCCGGATGCGCCGCTCCTGGGCCTTCAGCACCTCATTCGCGGTCTTGGCCTGCAGGAAGGTCGTGCCGCTGCCGACGGGTGGCGCGGCAAGCCCTTGTTCCCGCAGAGTGTCGCCAACGGCGGACACGGCCGCGTCGGGGACCGGCTTGAGCTTGGATGCCGTGGTGCGCCGGGACTTCGACGGGTCCGTCATCGCCGCCCGGCGTGCATCGCTCGCCTCTGCGTCGATGCTGCCATCCTCATGGAGGACCAGCCGTCCCGCCGCCTTCGCCTTCTGGATCGCGCCCCGCGAGAGACCGACGCGCGCGGCGTATTGGCGCTCGCTCAGCCCCTGCATGGCGTTCTCCGATTATTGTTCAGATTCAGGCGCTTATCGAGTTGATAAGCGGTTCGGACAGAGCGAACGTGGCTTTCAAGACCACGCTGCAACTCGCCACGAGGAGCCACAGAGATGACCCGACGCGCCACCGACAACTCGAAGGCACTCGACGCCTTCATCGCCGCCAAGCTGGAGATCGACAGCATGCTGGAACGCCTCAAGGCGCTCAGCGACGACCACTTCGAAACCAATCCCGACGAGATCAACTGGGGCCATGTCGGCTCCCTGAGCCACTACCGCGACAAGCTGCGCGAGATCACCGACATGGCGTTCCGCGAGGGCGAGCACGCCGGGTGAAATCCTGCACCTGCCCGAACTCCGGCCGCGCCGTGCCGCGCGGCTTGGGGTCGTAGAAGGGCCGCGACGGTCGCGGTTCAATCCAAGGAGACGACCCCATGACCAAGCTCACCGACACGCAAGCCGTAATTCTCAGCGCCGCCGCTCAGCGCGACAGCTACAATGTCCTGCCGCTTCCCGGTTCCCTGCGCGGAGGCGCCGCCACCAAGGTGGTGGAGACGATGATCGCCAAAGGCTTCATCGAGGAAGTCGATGCCGACGTCCGCAAGGGCGAGCTTGTCTGGCGCGAGACCGGGGACGGTCACGGCACCACGCTGGTGGCGACCGACGCAGGCCTCGCCGCCATTGGCATCGAGCCCGAGGGCACCAGCACCGCGCCTGAAAGCGCGCCGGACACCCCCGCCGAGCAGACGGAAGCGCCCAAGGCGCGGATACCGCGAGAAGGCACCAAGCAGGCCGCGCTGATCGCGATGCTCCGCGCGCCGGGAGGTGCGACCATTGCAGAGATTGTCGCGGCCACCGGCTGGCAACCACACACGGTGCGCGGCGCGGTGGCGGGCGCTCTCAAGAAAAAGCTCGGTCTCGAAGTGGCCTCCGAGAAGATTGATGGCCGCGGGCGGGTATACAGCCTCCCGCCGGCTTGAAGACACGACGTTTTCCAGACCCGATGCCGCCGCCCGATCCGGGCGGCGGTTTTCATCTGGCATGGCGCAACCGGATTTCCTCGAACAGCCGACGCAGCGCGTAGGAACGTCCAATGCTGACCACCGTGAAAATGCCACCCATCATGAGATTCTGCGCCAGTGTGGTGTGCAGCCCGAAAATCGGGAAGATCAGGATCTGGGTCACCACCGCCACGCCGTAGCCAACGGCGACATTGGCAAGGGACTCGACGAGAGACATGGCGCGGCTCTGTTTCATGCTGGCACCCCGTCATTCATCGGCCAGCAGTTCAGCCGCCAGAGTTCTGAGCGCATGCGCTGCAACCAACGGGACCACTCCGTTGCCACAGAGGCGAAGCCGGTCCACCCGATGGGCCAGCCCATCAGCGCCTCGACGAACAGCGGGTTCAAGGTCCGGCGCGGTTGCGAGGTATCGCTCCCAGCCATCGGCGTCACCAGGACCTGGCGGCCAAGCAGGCCGTTCACCGGGGTGTTCGCCAATGTGGTCGCGCCATCCTTGTGATCCCGCGCCGTCGGCGTCATCCACATCCCCGCCGCGTGGGTCAGATCGGCCGTCTTGCGGTTGCCCGCGCTCGGCTTGCAGCCGTCGTTCGCCATCGGCGTCGGCCAGTCCCGCGCCATGCGGTCCAGACCCTTCTCGTCGCGCCGTTCGCCGCCCCGGCTGCGGAAACTGTCCGTCTGCGGCGTCGGCCACAGCGCGGCGGTCGTCGCAAGATTCATTCCATGCTGGCCCGCTGCCTGCGATGGAGTCGGTTTGGTCTGCCGGTTCTCGTTGGCGCTGGCCCTCGGCGTCGGCCACAGGCGCAGCAGTTCCGTCCGGTTGCCGCCACTCGACCGGGTGCCAGAGCAGGCGCGCGGGGTCGGCCAGCTCGTCCCCCTCGCGGATGGCGAGGATGAAGAGCCGCTCTCGCTTGTGGGGCGCGCCGACCTCCGCCGCCGTGAAGAGGCCTGCCGCAAGCTTGTAGCCCATGCCGACCAGTCCGCTGGCGACTTCGGGGAAGCCGAGGCGGAGATGATGGGCGACATTCTCGAGGAAGACGAACTGCGGCTCGATCTCGCCAACGATCCGGGCGACGTGCGGCCAGAGGTGTCGCGGGTCATCCGCGCCCCGGCGCTTGCCTGCGACCGAGAACGGCTGGCACGGATAGCCCGCAGTGACGATGTCCACCGCGCCGCGCCACGGGCGGCCGTCGAAGGTTCCAACATCGTCCCAGACAACAGCCTGATCCAGGGACGCGTCTTCCATCCGCGCCACGAGAGTGGCTGCGGCGTAGGTTTCCCGTTCGACATGGCCCACAGCACGATATCCGGGGATGGCGATGGTGAGCCCGAGATCGAGCCCGCCCGCGCCGGAGCAGAGGGAGAGGCCGAATAGACATGCGTCTCCGGCTCCGGAAGTGTCTCCGGAGGAAGGTAAAGCCAGGTCATGCATGTCACGCGGCGGTCTGGCGCTTTCGCGCGGGTTCGGGTTCGGCGTCCGTGTCTGGCGTATCGGCCCGGGCGTCGGCATCGTCGCCCAGCCGCTCGGTTCTCACCTGCGCAAAGGTCCGGCCGTCGCCGTCCAGGATCGCGTCCTTGCCGGTCTCGGCCTGCCAGCGTTCCACGGCGACATCGACATAGGCCGGGCTGATTTCCATCGCAAAGACGCGGCGGCCGTTGGCCTCGCCCGCCATGATCTGTGAGCCGGAGCCCGAGAAAGGTTCGTAGCAGAGGCCGCCGCGCGCGACGTGCTGGCGCATCGGGATCCCGAAAGCGTCGAGCGGTTTCGGCGTCGGATGGTCGGGCCGCTCGTCCTTGGCGAAGGACGGCATTTCCCAGGTCGAGGGCAGCGTCTCCTCGGCGACCTTCGGCGGACGGTTCGGACGGCGCCATCCCATGAAGCAGGGCTCGTGCTTCCAGAGGTAATGGGACCGGGTCAGGACGCCGCGGTCCTTCACCCAGATGATCTGCTGATGGACGAAGGCGCCGGCCTTCTCCCAGCACGCTTCCAGCATCGCTTGGCGGCGGGAGGCGTGCCAGCAGTACCAGGCGGCATCGTCGGTGATGGCCTCCGCCACGGCGGCGGCTATGAAGCCGTCGTAGAGCTCTGCCCCCTGCGAACTGTCGTCCCAGGTCACCCCATAGGACTGCGACCAATCCTTGTTCCGCGTCGGGTGGTTCGAGCCGTCGTAGTCCACGAGATACGGCGGGTCGGTCGCAAAGAGCACGGCGCGCTCGCCGTTCATTAGGCGGCGGACATCCTGATGGTTCGTGCTGTCGCCGCAGAGCAGCCGGTGATCCCCGAGGATCCATAGATCACCCTTGCGCGAGGCCGGATTGCGCGGCGGCTCGGGGATGGTCACGGGTGGAACCGAGTCGCCAGCCCCGCCGTCTTCACCGTCTGCGTCCGGATCGAGCGCGAGGAGCTTGTCGAGTTCGCCGTCGGAGAAGCCGACCAGCGACAGATCGAAGTCCTCGGCCAGCAGTCCCTGCAGCTCGGCGGACAGCAACGCCTCGTCCCAGATTCCGAGTTCTGTCAGCTTGTTGTCCGCGATGCGGTAGGCCCGGCGCTGTGCCTCGGTCAGATGACCGAGCACAATCACCGGCGCCTCCGTCAGCCCGAGCTGCGTGGCAGCCAGCACGCGGCCGTGGCCCGCGATCAGCTCCCCGTCCTCTGCCACGAGGCAGGGCACGGTCCAGCCGAACTCGGCCATGCTGGCGGCGATCTTGGCGACCTGGTCCGCGCCGTGCACCTTCGCGTTCTTGGCGTACGGTTGGAGGCGCGAAAGCGGCCAGGTCTCGATCCGCTTGGGGGCGAAGCTCAGCGTCATGGGTCGGATGGGTCCGTGGATCGAAGTGGACACCTGTGGCCCTGGACTCCGGATGCCGCGCTGGACTCCGTGAGGGGTCCAGCGGGCGCGACGGGCGTCCGACCATCAGGCGCGTGTTCGTTGGTGGTTTCTCGGGATTGGCGTGGATCCGGATACCGGGTGGCTTCCCAAAAATCCGGCCCTGTCGCTGGCGATCCATCGCGCCTCGCCCGCCAGCATACGATTTCCGCCAGGAAGGACCCGCGAACTCGTCTGGAAGCGGGACCAAGGCCGCGACGCGCGCGCCTCTCCCGAGGATAGTCAAAAACCTAGCCCGATCCGCCGTTTATGTCCGTTCGAAAACCGTCCGGCGGACACCTTCCTCGCCATCGCTCAGCGCTGCGCCGCCCCAGCCAGCTCGATTACTTTGCGCTTCGAATAGCTGCGGTTGAGCCGCCGACCGTTAAGCCGGAATGCGATCACGCAGAGCGCATAGAGCCAGTGCTCGTGCGCCGCCGACCGCTGCAATCCGACGGTCCAGCAGATGGTTTTCCATCGCTCGCCGTAGGCGCGCAGCCAGACGATCTTGCCGTCGATCGGATCGAGCCCCACCGTCCAGCTGAGCGTCTCCTCCATCCGGCTGATCGCGGCGGGTGACGGGATGACGCGCATCGGCTTCGGCTCCTGTCCGACCTTGTCCGCGAAGCTATGGATGACCTCCGGCCAGACGCTGAAATATCCCTGCCGCCGGGGTTCGGGCAGGCGCTTGAGCACGAAGGCCGCTTCCGCGAGACGTTCCTCGACGAGGCTCGGTGTCCACTGGGTCATCGGCGCGCCTCCTTCGCCTGATCGCGGTCGCCATAGAGTTTCTCGCCGAGTTGCCGGACGAGCTCACGCTCGGGCCAGGTCAGCCGGTCGTCATCGAGAGAGACCGCGAGGACACGCTGCTCGCGCCAGCCATCGCGCTTGACTTGATCGGGGGTGCGGCGCTGGCCGCCATATCCGCGTGGCGTCCACCTCACAGCACACCTCCCCGGGTCTCCATCGCCCAGAGCAGGATCGCGATCGCGTCGGCCTCGTTGTCGTCAGCGGGCTGGAAGCCCCGCTGGCGAATGGCAGCGAGCACGGCATCCTTGCCGGCGTTGCCTTTGCCCGTGGCGAAGCGCTTGATCGTACCGACGGGCACGCCCTGGTAGGCGACGCCCTCACTCTCACACCAGGCGCTCAGGGTGGCGAGGAAGCCGCCGTAGAGATGTGCGGCATCAGTGCCGACATGTCGCCGGACCTCCTCGAAGTAGACCGAGGCCAGGCCGCCACAGTCGTTCGCCAACTGGTCAAGCCAGCGCTGGAAACGCAGGTACCGCATGCCGCCGCCATCGAAGCGGCCGGAGCGGAAGCTGGCGGTTCCGCTGTGCACGATCCCGCCCGCCAGGCTCGCCCAGCCCGTGGTGGTGCCGAGATCCAGGGCGAGAATGGCGCCGCCCGCGGATGTCGAGATGACCGGGGCCGGATGGGGCGCGCTCTTTGGGAGGGGTGACGGGCACTGGCTCATGGTGGTGGGTCCTTCTCGTCTGATGTCGGTGAGGGGATGGACGGCACGGTGCCTGCGCGCGCGAAGCCCCTGGGGGTGGGAGGGGGAGAACCCGCTCGGCGCGGTTCTCCCCCACCCCCGAAGGGGGTGGCTTTCACCCCCACAACTTCGAGAGCGCAACAACGCGTTGAATCTTTTGAAGAAATCGAAGTTGGGACGGCCCATGGCGTGGGTCGCGTTCCCAACTTGAATCTGCGAAAGGCCGCGCAGCCGAGCGCGCGGGAGCCAAGGTAGTTGGGACGAGCTTTCCCAACTTGAATGTGCGCGGGATGGCTGGGCGGAGCGCGGCGGCGCGAAAAGCAACGAAAGTAGTTGGGAAGCTGGCCGCCCAGCTCGCCGCAACTTGCCACAACTTGATCCTGCGTAAGTCCGCGTAGTCGGGATGAGCTGTCGCATCACGAGGTCTCCTCCGTCTGGTATACCCAGACCAGGGGGTTCTCGACCGGCAGCGCCGCGCCGCTCTGCGGGCATTTGTAGATGCTGGGAAGGACCGGGATCCGGACGGACACGACCTCGCCGGTGTCGGGGTCTGCCGTCTCTTCTCCGGTCGGGAAGGTCATCCCCTCGACGCAGAGATAGCCGAATTTCGAGCGCGAGGTTGGCAGGCCGAACGGCGCGCCATCGCGAACGAACTTGATGAAACCCTTTGTGGCCAGCACGCTGATCCGTTCGCGGATCGTGTCCTTGCCGCCGAGCCCGGCCCGGTTCTCGAAGCTCTCGGCGAATTGCAGCGCGGTGTAGAGCCGGCCGGCCTCGGCCTCATCGAAGAGCAGTTGAAGGATCACGTCGTGTTTGCGCGCGCGCTCGGCGTCGAGCTTCTCGCCGAACTCGCGACGCACGAGCCTTGTCTCCGAGCGGTCGATCGCGATCCAGCGTCCGTCCGCCTTGTCGACGATCATCGGCTCGATGCCGGGGCCGTTGCGGAGCTCGAAATGCAGCATCCGCTCCGGTTGATCCTCGTCGGGCCGGTGCATGATCACCCCGGAGGTGTAGAAGCTGCGAAGGCTGCCCGCGCCCGAGAGCGCCATGAACGGGTCCTCGACGAGCTGCTTCTTGGTGATCTTGCGGGTGTGATGGCAGAGGATCAGGCCGGCATCCGGGGCTACGGCGTCCCGCAGCGCTTCGACCCGCTCCTGCAGGAAGAAGAGCATCGCGGTGTTGTCGTTCTCCCCGCCGCCGTCCGGACCCCCATCGAAGAGATTGCGGATCGGGTCGATGCAGAGGATATCGGGCGCGCCATGGCCGTAGTGGGCGCGAACCGCGGCGATGGTCAGGCCCACGCCGCCGGCGTCGAGCAACATGCGGACCTTCGGCGTGGCGACGAGATTGTCGCGCGCCGCGGCCAGGAGCGCCGGCTCGATCCGGATGGCCTGGAGGCGCTCCCGCAGATAGTGGTACTGGATCTCCGCCTGCAGATAGAAGATCCGCAGCGGCCGGCTCGGCGCAAAGCCGAGGAAGGGCACGCCCGCCGCCATGTGGACGAGCAGACTGATCAGGAAGTCGCTCTTGCCGACCTTGGGGGCTCCGCCGAGCACCAGCATCCCGCCGGGCGTCAGCAATCGCGGCGCGATGATGTCGTCGGGCATCGGGCTCACGTCGTCGAGCAGTGCGCCGAGCGTGAAAACCGGAAGCGCGGACATCGGCGGCACGGCGATTCGTTCGAGGGCCGGCCCATGGCGCTCTTCATGCAGCCGCCAGAGGCGCTGTGCTTCCGAGGCGAGACGTTCGAGCGGCCAGCTGGGACGGAGCTGGGCGGCGTTGTACTGGCAGATTGCCTCCCAAGCGTCGTCGCGGCTCATGCGGCCCTCGTGCGCCATGCGGACGTAGTGGCCGATGGCGGCGCTCGCCCCCTGGAAGCGGGTCCAATCGTCCGATCCGCCTTCGCGGACCGGCGTCGTCAGGACATCGGTGATCGACGGCTTGTCGGTCGAGGGGCCTGGCTCGGATCCGACTCCGGCAAGCGGCGGCATGTCGGCGACTGCTTCCGCGAAGTCGCGCAGATGGACCTCGATCCGCGGGCTGTTGCGGCGGATGTTGACCAGGCGCTTGAACCCGCCCTTGTGATAGACCGAACCAGCCAGGCGGATCGGCTGGTGGGCCGATCGGAAATGCGTATCGCCGCCGACCTTGACCGCAATATCGCCGCGCAGCCGACAGAGAAGCGCGATGTCCTCGCCCTCGGCCGGTTCGCTCAAGCGCCACCAGACATGCAGCTTGTCGAGACCGTCCGGCGTCCGGCCGCCACTTTCGACGAGCAGTGTCGGGTCGCCGAGATGACGGACGAGGTGGTCGAGCTTGGCCGCAATGTCTCCGGCGTCGAGGTCGACCAGGACCGTCTGCATCTGCTGGACATCGGCGGCCTTGGCCTTGCCGGTCTCGGCGACCGTTCCCGGCACCACATAGAAGGCCGCCCCTTCGCGTGCTGCCCAGCCAGCGAAGGCGACGGATTTTTCCAGAAGGCTGTCGTCGATCTCGATCCAGGCGTTGTGGGGGCGGCCGTTGATGCCCTGGCCCTTGTCCACGAACCCGCGCAGGGGCACCCAGCCCTCGCAGTAACCGAAGACGACGTCGAGAAAGACGGCGATCTGCTCTGGATCCGGCTCGATGTCGAACGGATCGGCCTGCGGCGCGGCGTCGTTGAAGTCGCGCCAGGCATCGAGGGAGATGACCTTGTTCCCGCTCATGCCGGCAGCCCCCAGCAGCGTTCCGCCCACGGGCACATTCGGCACTCGTGGAAATCACGGGTCGTGGCGATGCGCGGCAGCAGATCCCCTGCATCCGTCGCCTCAAGGATCCGCACGGCGCGATCGCTCATGCGTTGGGCGAGCCCCGCGTCGAACGGCACCAGTTCGTGGTGCAGTTCGGCGGTGTCCTTGTTGATGGCGGTGAAGTGCGCGGGATTGTCGGAGATGCCGGGGACCTGCGCCTCCATGTAGGCCTGGTAGAGGGCGATCTGGGACGCGTAGACGGGCTTCGCGACAACCACGCCCTTGGCCACGGTCTCGCGCCAGTTCCTGGCGTTCATCGTCTTGCATTCCCAGAGCGCGGGAACGCCGATGCCCAGCAGCTGGGGTGCGGCGGCGATGATCCCATCGACATGACCGCGAATGCGGCCACCAGCGACCGAGAAGCCGAATTGCTCGCCGTCCGGACGGTTGCCCTTGCGGGTATAGAGATCGAACCCGGCACCGCGCAGCCAGCGGATGGCAAGATCTTCGAGCGCGTGTCCGATCTCGAAGATCCGCAGCGTCTGCCCGGAGAACTCCTGGCCCTCATCCTTCGGCGCGCCCGCGAACTCGAATTGCAGAGCGCGCTCACAGCCGTGTCCAAGGCGGGAGCCGCCGAGGTAGGTCCTCGGCGCAACCGCCGCGCGTTTAGCGGTTATCGCCTCGTCGATCACCGCATTGATGCGTTCGGCGCAGGTGGGGCGGTGGTTATAGTCGAGCATCAGAACGGCACCTCCGCGTCGGCGTCGGCTGCCATGGCGTGCATGGCGTCCTGGAAGCCGCCGACGGCGACCTCGATGAGCGTGAGCACCTGCGCCTCCGTGAGGTCGGAGAAGCGCGCCTGCCAGCCGATTTCCTCCATGATCTCGGCGACCGGCTTCATGGCGGCGCGGATCGCCGCCTTCTCCTGTTCGGTGAGATCAACCATGGCCCAGCGCTCC